AATGGAACTTATTTCAGAATTAAAATCTATGGACGAAGTCTTATCAAGACCAACTCCAGATGCACAAAAAGAACTCTTAGATAGATTAAGAGAAGGTTCTTCAAATGAGCCCGATGAAACTATCTCAGAAGAATTTGATGTTAAGTAAGGAGTTACTATGTACACAGTTGGACAACGATTTCCAGACATAAGTCTAAAAGCAGTAACTGAAGAGAATGAAATAGTTGATGTTCATCTTCTATCAGGCTGGACAGTAGTTTATTTTTATCCAAAGGACTTTACTTTTATTTGTCCTACAGAGATAGCAGCAATGGATTGTTTGCTAGAAGAGGCAGATGAAGTTATGGGTGTAAGCGGAGATAACGAATACTGTAAGTTAGCATGGAAAGAACAAAATCCAATAATAAAGGATATCAAGCATATTCTTGCAGCTGACTGTGGACTAACTTTGTCAAAAGAGTTAGGTATAGTTAATGAAGAAGAAGGAGTATGCAATCGAGCAACTTTTATTCTTGACCCAGATAGCATAATAATGCATGTATCAGTTAATCATCTCGATACAGGAAGAAACGCAAAAGAAATATTAAGAACACTTCAAGCCTTAAAAGCAGGTGGTCTTACAGGGTGTGAATGGAACCCAGGAGAAGATTTCGTAGCGTGATTCTATTTACAGCAGACTGGCATATCAAACTAGGACAAAAGAATGTACCTATACCTTGGGCATGTACCAGATATAAGATGTTCTTTGAGCAACTAGAAAATATTGTTATGGACAATAATGTTAGTCTACATATCGTCGGAGGGGACTTGTTTGACCGAGTCCCTTCTATGGACGAACTTACACTTTACTTTGACTTTGTAAAGAATGTTAAATGTTGGACAATTATCTTTGATGGTAATCATGAAGCAACTAGAAAGAATAAAACATTTTTTACAAATTTAAAAAGAGTAACAGAAGAACTCAATCCTCATGTAAAGGTAATTGATAGCACTTACTATGAAGACGATTGGGCAATACTTCCTTATGCTGATTTGCATAAAAAGAATAGTATAGAAGATATAAATGTTGATTATCTATTTACTCATGTAAGAGGCGAGATACCTCCTCATGTAGTTCCTGAAGTTGACTTAAAAAGATTTGATAAATTTAAGACTGTGTTTGCAGGAGATTTACATGCCCATAGTAATACACAAAGAAATATTGTTTATCCAGGTAGTCCAATGACAACATCTTTTCATAGAAATCTAGTTACTACTGGATATATACTTATAAAAGATAATTGGGACTGGACATGGCATGAGTTTGATTTACCTCAGCTCTTGCGTAAAACAGTAACAAATCCTGATGAAATGATACAAACTGACTTTCATCATACTATATATGAAATAGAAGGAGATGTATCAGATTTAAGTAATATTAAAAATAATGATTTACTTGACAAAAAAGTTATAAAACGAAAAACAGAGGCAACTCTAATATTAGATAAAGAAATGACAATCGAAGAAGAATTAAATGAATATTTATCATATATACTAGAGTTAGAAGAAAATAAAACAAAAAATATTTTAGGAGTGTTTAGTGATTACGCTAAAGAAGCTGAAGTGGAGTAATTGTTTTAGTTATGGCTCAAACAATGAGCTTGACTTAAATGACAGCACAGTTACACAACTTGTAGGAACAAATGGAACAGGCAAAAGTTCCATACCTCTTATACTAGAAGAAGTATTATTTAATAAAAATTCAAAAGGTATCAAAAAAGCAGACATACCAAATCGTGAAGTCAACAATGGCTATGATATCTCTTTGACTTTTGATGTTGTAGATGATAAGTATAAAATTGATGTTGTTCGTAGAGCAAGTATAAAAGTGAAGTTGTATAAAAATGGAGAAGATATTTCTAGTCATACAGCTACAAATACTTACAAATCAGTAGAAAAGATAATTGGTATTGATTTTAAAACTTTTTCACAAATAGTATATCAAAACACAAATGCAAGTTTACAATTTTTAACTGCTACAGATACTAACAGAAAAAGATTTTTGATAGACCTCTTACAATTAGATGACTATGTAAAATACTTTGAAGTTTTTAAAGAATTATCACGAAATTTAGGTGGAGATGTTTCTTTGACACATGGCAAAATTGCCACAATCGATAAGTGGTTATCAGATAATTTTCTTGAGGATACATCACTACTTCCAAAATTAGATTTACCATTTTACTCGGAAGAAGATGAAGAAGCTTTGCGTTCATTACAATTAGAATTTGAAAATATTTCTGAAATTAGTAAAAAAATTAACAAAAATAATTTATATAAAAACCAGTTGAAGTCTATAGATTTAGGACTCGCCAAAGACTTTTTAAATAAAAATGAAATAGAAGATACAAGTAAGTTAAGGGAAACGGTTGGTAAGTATACTTCTGAAGTTGCTCAAGAAACAAAAATGATAAATAAATACTCAGAGCTAGGAGATATATGTCCTACCTGTGACCAAACACTAGAAAAAGGTTTTTCAGAAATAAGAATAAAAGAACACAAAAAAATAAAAGAAAGATTAGTAGAAAAAGCAACAACACTAAAAAGTATGATAGAAAAGAAAGAAGAACAAAATAAAATTTTTAGAGTTATGCAACAAAAGGTTGAAGATTTTGAAGATTTATATAGAAACATAGACCATAGTCTTTCGAGTGAAGTTCCTGATGCGTATGAGTTAGAACAGAAGATAGCAAAGATAAAAACTAGAATAAAAAACAGAAGAAGTAGAGTAGAAGAAGTTATAGCAGAAAATGAAAGAAGAGAAAGACATAATACTCGCATAGGCATAATAGAGGAACAACAAACAGATTTTCAAGAACAAGCAAAAGAGTTAGAAAGTAAAGTTCAAACTCAAGAAGAAAAATTAAGCTATGTTGAAATACTGAAAAAAGCTTTTAGTACAAATGGCTTACTTGCTTATAAGATTGAAAATTTAGTAAAAGATTTAGAGGAACTAACAAATGATTATCTAGCAGATTTATCTGATGGTAGATTTAGCTTACAATTTGTTGTGTCCAATGATAAACTAAATGTAGAAATAGATGATAATGGTAAAACAGTAGATATACTTGCTCTTAGTGCGGGAGAGTTAGCACGAGTAAATACATCTACTCTTTTAGCAATTAGAAAACTCATGAGTAGTATTTCTAAGTCAAGAATCAATGTACTATTTCTAGATGAAGTTACAAACGTCCTTGACGAACAAGGAAAAGAAAGATTAGTAGAAACTCTACTTGGAGAAGAAAATTTGAATACTTACATAGTATCACACGGCTGGACACACCCATTATTGTCCAAAATAGAAGTTATAAAAGAAGATAAAATAAGCAGATTAGATGGTCAGTCCTAGACAAAAAGGAATCAGAGGAGAGCAACAAGTGCTTTCTATGTTGAATCGACTCACAGAAGAAGAGTGGAAAACTACTCCTGGCTCTGGTAGTGGCAAAATAAAAGGAGATTTGCAAGTTATAGGAAAGTATAACTTATTCTGTGTAGAGGTAAAGTTCTACAAAGATTGTGGTTTTAATAGTAAAATTTATACTCAAAAGAGTAATAATATTTATAAATGGTGGAGTAAACTTTGTAAACAAGCAAAGGATATGAAACAAGAACCACTTCTTATCTTTCGAGAAAATCATGGTAAATTTTTTGTAGCGACTACAAGAAAACCTGAAAATACATTGCGATATATGCACATTGGCTGGCTAGGTGCATATATACTTATCGCAGAACATTGGCTAGAAAACGAGGAGATACAATTTACAAATGGCAATCACATTCTCAGACCTTGGGAACCCAGCCCCGAATGGGAACTTGCTGATAGTTGATGGTCTAAATATAGCTTTTAGATGGAAACATCAAGGAGTTTTAGACTTCAAGTATGACTATATACGAACAGTAGAAAGTCTAGCAAAATCTTATAATGCAGGACAAATAATTGTCTTAGCAGATGGCGGTAGTTTTTATAGAAAGGAAATATTTCCTGAATACAAGGCAAACAGAAAAGAAAAGTATGCAGACCAAACAGAACAAGAAGCTAAAGAGTTTGAAATGTTTATGGCTGAGTTTAGTAATACTTTGACCTTAATAAAAGAAAAATACCCAGTATTTCAATTTAGAGGAGTAGAAGCTGATGATATAGCAGCATATATAGTCAAAGAGTTTGATTATGATGACTGTTGGTTGATATCTTCAGATAAAGATTGGGATTTACTTATAAGCGATAAAGTTTCTCGCTTTAGTACAGTTACTAGAAAAGAAACTACAGTACATAATTGGGACGAACATTATGATTTTGAGATTCCTGATTATATTACTTTTAAGTGCTTAACTGGAGATAAAGGGGACAATGTTCCAGGAATACCTGGAATTGGTCCAAAACGCGCAGTTCAGCTAATGGAACAATATGGAGATGTTTTTGATATCTATAACTCTTGTCCAATAGACGGTAAATATAAATATATACAAAATCTCAACGAAAACTCAGAACAACTTCTGATGAATGTTGAGCTTATGGATTTACTTACCTACTGTGACGAAGCAATAGGAAAAGAAAACACAGAAGTTATCAATACAACTTTAAAAAGGGTTTTAAATGAAAATAGATTATAGTAGAGATAAATTACTAACAGAGTTTAGTATGAAAACTCT